CAAGCGATTCGTCAAGGCTTGATTGCACACCAGAAGAATGTGGGCAAGGGCGGCGGTGGGTTAGACCGAGAGCTTGAGGACTTGCTAGCCCCGAAGATTAACTGGCGTGAGGTGTTGCGCGAGTTCGTCAAGACTACATGTTCCAACAAAGACGCAAGCTCATGGCGGCGGGTTAACCGCCGGTTTCTATCTACGGGCGTGTACATGCCGAGCATGATTGGCGAGAAGGTCGGGCACTTGGTTGTGGCTATTGACACATCAGGAAGCATTGGCGGGCCCGAGCTTGCCGAGTTCCTGAGCGAAGTGCAGGGTATCGCCGAGGAGGTCAGCCCCGAGGTGGTGGACTTAATCTATTGGGACGGCGAGGTTGCCGCGCATGAGAAGTACGAGGGTGCGGCGGTGTCTAACATTGTTAGTTCTACCAAGCCCAAGGGTGGTGGCGGTACAGACCCAAGCTGTGTATCGGAGTACCTGAAGAACGAGAACATCAAGCCCGAGGCAATCATTGTGCTGACCGATGGCTATGTACCGAACTGGGGTAGCGAGTGGACAGCGCCGACCATGTGGGTCATCAGCGGTGGCAACACCGATGCGGTATCAGACAACGGCAAGACTATCTATCTGGAGGTGTGAGCATGATGGTTGTTACCTTGGGATATTCCCACTATGTGATGCAGACTGCGGACGCGGTGCGGTTACTGGAGATTCTTGAGAATGCCGAGCGGTATGTGCTCAAGTATCGGGCGAGTGACGCGAGCACTCACCATGTGTGGCCGAACGATACGACTTTCGAGGCGAAGATGATTGGCACTGATTTGTACCGCATGGCTAAGCTGGCGGGTAAACCGGAGGATTGATATGGGTAGCTTACAAGAAGAAGTGTTCAAGGACATTAGCGACCACTACACAAAAAATCTTGCGGCTTCTATCCGTGTGCAGGGCACGAGCATTTACCAAATGATTATGGACGGCAAAGACAAGCCCGACTACTACGCCAGACGCAAGCATGGGAAGTGGGCTATCTACGACAAGGACGGCATGCGGATAGCGGGACGATTGAATGAGCGAGAGATGAAGAACTTTATGAAACTTTTAAAGGAGTGAAGAGATGAGCACAGATAACTGGATGGATGACAAAGACGGAGTCCCACACAAGAACGGCTTTGTGCGGTTCTACTTTATAGGCTATGAAGAAAGTGTGTTTGGCTACCTTGGTTGGCACGACATGACTGACTGGGATGAGGGTTGGAAGAAAGTTTGGGCAGCGGCAGAGGCGCATCCTCTTTCTGGCGATGGAGCGTTCCAAGTGTTGCGCCACGACCAACTGCAAGACCTACAAAGGAATGTGCAGTATGCGTTTGAAGAAGCCCTTGAGGATAAAGATGAGACCACATGGATGTGGTGGCATAGAAAAGAAACAGCAGAAGCTAAAGCTAAAGGAGAAATGAAATGAGCATTGCATCAAGCGCAGTTCTAGTAGAACTAAACATCAGCGTGTGGCCAGCCAACAAGGTTGACCGAGAGATGACCGAGACAGTGAACACCAACGCATCAGCGGTGCGGGATGCGTCACAGACGCGGAAGAATCTGTTTGCGGGTACTAGCCTACGCAAAGACATTGAGAAGCTGGCGGCACGGATACGCCTCTATCACAACCAGAACACATTGCCGTGGGCTGACAAGGGACAGCGACTGTTGCCGACTAAGTTGTTCATGGAGTACAAGCAGACGATGAACAACTACGAGGTGCAGTTCTCCCAACTGTGCAGTAACTTTTTCGTGGAGTACCCGCGCCTAGTAGCCGAGGCACAACAGCACTTGGGCACGATGTACCGAGCCGAGGACTACCCCGAGTTGGAAGATGTGCGGATGAAGTTTGGGTTCCGCAAGGCGTTCGACCCGATACCTGAGTCTGGTGACTTCCGCTTGGATGTATCAGCGCAGGACTTAGAAGAAGTGAAGGCAGGCTACGAAGCGAAGTTCGACGAGCGGTTGGCCGAGGCTATGCGTACGCCGTGGGAGCGACTGCACACTGTGCTGACTTCCATGTCTGAGAAGCTGAAAGACGAGGATGGTGTGGACTCGAAGAAGCGTTACCACGATTCACTGGTAACCAATGCACAGGACTTGGTTGGCTTGCTGGACAAGATGAACATTACGAACGACCCCAAGCTGGAGGAAGCACGTAAGCAGCTAGAGCTAACAATGTTAGGAGCTGACATTGAAACAATCAAAGAGAGTTTTCATGCGCGTGAGTCTATGAAGAACAAGGTAGATGCAATCTTGCAGAAGTTTGAGTGGTAAGGAGAAGATGATGAGCTATGAATTATTGAAGTTGCCCAACGTGCGTATGGGTAAAGACTCTGGGACTATATCTGAAGACAGGATGATGGCAGACGCTAAGAGATTGGCGTGGGAGGTAGCGACCAAGAACCCACTGTGGACTATTGAAGTGACGAGCCCACGCACTTTCCTTGTGCTATGTGATAGGGAGCAGCTAGGCATCATCGGTTCCGAATGGCATGGCAGTAGTCAAAAGTTGTTTGTGCGTAACGACCGCATTGGTATGAACAGCACCCGCAAGAGCGCTTACCACACCGACAAGGTAGACAAAGCGTTGCTCAAAGTGAAGAAGAACTTTGGCCCAATGGTGCTAGCCGAGCGTATGGGCAAGGCGGTGCAGAAAGCAAAAGAGTGTATGAATGAGCAGGGGTACAAAAAGCAACTGGAGCTAAGGAATCATAGCGACCCTATCAACAAAAGCATGGTGAATTACGGTAGGCAACACATAAGTCAGTACACGCAGTGGTTGAAGGACACGCATGATGCAGAAACGCTTGAGCATCTAACAAAGTTAGGAGAAGCCCAGCTTGACATGAGGACTATCAAAGAGGTAACGCAGTGCATGGACGATGAAAAATTTGCACTGGTGGTGTTGGAAAGCGGGAAATATATTGTTAAGATACGCGACAATGTACAACTGTACGGTGACACCGACTTGCCTTATGCTCTACGCGCCAAGGTGGGCATGCTCAAGTTGGTAGAGGACGAGGCGATGGTAACTGGCATAGGTTGCCGAGTGTCTAGTGAAATTTTTGTGGTGATGTTGGACGAGGAGAAGGGCAATGCACTTCCCTAGAGCGCTACGCAAGCAGCTAATTGAGTACGAGAAGGCTGGCTTCACAATAACTGAGATTGAACCACGTAGCGGTTCGCATTTCTTGATTGTGTTCGCCGAGTTCCCGCAGCCTCAAATCGTAAGCAAGAACTCAAGTTCCGAACCACGAGCTATCAAGAACAACATTTCTATATACCGCCGAATGGCGGCTGAGCATAGGGGGAAACAGCAATGACAACAGGAATTGAATATCTTAAAGTAGAGAAAAAAAGACGAGGTCGCGGCCCTAGTAAGAAGCCGACTCTTGTCAATACGAGCTTGCGTTTGCCGCGAGAGGTGGTCGAGTACTTCGATACCTTTCCCAACAAGCAAGTCAAAATCCGAGAAGTTCTTACTGAGTACCTAAACAGCCAACAGCAAGGAGCTAACAATGGCAAAATCTAAGAAGCAAAATGTATCAGCCCGTGTACGCGCATACCAAGCAAAGCACCCCACTGCGAGTGCCAAGCAAGTAGCAGAAGCGTGTGGGACAAGCGCTGCGTACGTATACGTTGTACGAACTAATAACCCGAAGTGGAAAACCGTTTCCGTGGGCACAAGCAATCAGTCGATAGTCAAGCACCTTGGCGCGACTATGGTGAAAGACGAGGTGACTGAGCTAACAGACGAGCAGACGGCGCGTATGGTCTACAACCTGACCAAGCCACGTATCCGTATGCAAGCGGCTGAGCCACAAGCCGACAACGTCAATCAACCTGCCCATTACAAAGTAGGTGGAATCGAGACCATCGACTTCATAGAAGCCAAGCAGTTGAATTATCACCTTGGTAACGTAGTGAAGTACATCGCACGAGCCGACAACAAAGGCAACCGCAAGGAAGACCTGCTCAAAGCGCAGTGGTATCTGGGCCGCGAGATTGAGAAGTTCACTAACAAGGGTGCGGCATGAAGCACCCGTACCACACACTGCTTCCAACGTACATGCAGAAGTTCCTGATGGACGCCGTCAAAGGCGGCATTCCGGAGATTGACAAGGTTGCTTCTGAGATGCGCGAGGTCTCGCCTCAAAGGTTTCACGACAGCAAGTCCGTTGAGTTGCGGGTGTTCTACAACGAGCCGCGCCAGAGCGTACCCAGTGCGGGGTTCATAGTGCCTTACCCTACTAGGACACGCGCTTAAAAGTTTCGGGGGGAAAGCGGATGCTGAACTTGTGCGGGCTGAAATGCCGAAGACAGACGCAGCGAGTACCCCCACCTCTACTTTTACCTATTGACAAAGTACAATGTTGTGCTACAGTGAATTTAACGAAGGAAAAAACGATGTGGAAATACATGTGGACAGAGCTAAGGCTCATGCTCAAAACGGTGACGCCTGTACAGGCCGTCACACACGAACTACTTCACGCAGAGCACGAGCTTCTGCAAGCTGAGAGTGGTGTCGAATACGCACAAGCCCTAGTGACGTACAACAAGCAACGAGTCAAGCGCTTGAAGGCGTACTTGGGCAAAACTGAGGAGCCGACATGACTAAAAACACAGGTGGGCCAGCGTTTCCGTGCCACCCCGGCATTGAAAACCCAATCTATGACGGCATGACCCTGCGCGATTACTTCGCGGCCAAGGCGATGCAAGGAATATTGGCATCCAACACCGAACATGAGCACGAAGACGCGCATATTTTTGATGCTATTGCTGAGGCTTCCTACAAACAAGCAGACGCCATGCTGGAAGCGAGGCGAGCATGAACGAAGAAGTTCGCAAAGTCAAACCGTATCCGGCAGTGCCCGATGACATCGAGCCAGTGCCTCAGTCTTGGCAGGTGATCGGCAGCGTCTTGGTCGGCGCTGCGCTGGTGGTGCTGATGGTGATCTGCTTTGCGGTGTTTTTTACGGGGCTTTGGATATGGAGTTTGCTGATATGACCGACCAAAAGAAACTTATAGACGGCTTGGTGGAAGACCTACTCGGAGCGATTCACGAATACGATGACTCACTGTACATGGCGACTGTGATTGGCTGCTTGGAGTTTGTTAAACAGCAGCTTATTGACGAAGCAAATGAGGACGAGCATGACTAAAGACGAAGCACTACAGATGTGTCTTGAGGCGTTGGAGGGGGTTTTAGATAATTCTCCAAAAGTGCTGGATGCGTCTATTTCGGGCGGCTTGTATGAGGTGGTTCAATGCCGAGATGCCATCACCGCCATCAAAGAAGCCTTGGACGAGTGTGATGAAGATGAACTCATCATTCGATACCACGAAATGACAATCAAAAGGCTGGAAAAACGCATTGAAGAATTGACGGTACAGCCAACATCGGGAGACTATGCGTTGGGCTATGCAGAAGGGTTCAATGATGCCTGTAAGCCAAAGCCAGCAAAAGAGGCTGTGGCGTGGGAGCAGTTTCATGAGCACATGGCTGGCTCGTTTTATACACATCCACCACAGCGCACATGGGTAGGGCTGACAGATGAGGAGATTGCAGATTGCGCTGAAAAAATGGAAGCATCAGACCCGACCGATAGTTTTTGGCGTGAATTTTTTAGAGGCATTGAAGCCAAACTCAAGGAGAAGAACACATGACCAAAGAAGAAGCACTACAGATGTGCCTTGAGTACATTGAAACAAATGCACATGAGCGTAGGTGTGTTCGATGGGCGATTAAAGATGCTTTGGCACAGCCAGACACTGTTCAGGTGTCACCACTTGAGTTTGTGACACGGGTTACGGGCAAAGAAGAAATTATTGGCGAGCCTGTTTTTTGGGCGCAGTGGCCTAACAAGGAGAAGAACACATGATACGAGCACCAAACGGCAAGCCGATACTTAACGAACCGGACGCTGAAGGGTTGTACACCTGCCAGTACACGGGGCTGAGAGTGTCACGGGAAGAGGCCATCTTCTTGGGGGCATGCGTACCACAGGTCAACGGTACATACGTGTGCCACCCGACTGCACTGCCATTCTTTAAAAAGTCCAAGCGCAATTTTGACGAGAGCGAGGCTAACTGCAATACCTGCAAGCATCTTGTTCGTGTAAAGCATGAGCCAAGAAAAGATGGCATGTTACGGGGCGAGTGCCAAACTATGCCCAACTTACTGTTCCACCCCGATGACTTTATGGGGATGAGTTGCTACGAACAAAGACCGGAGAAGACATGAGCAAACTGACAGGAGCCGCACTTGACCGAGCCGTAGCCAACGCGATGGGGCTTAAAAGCGTACACAACTGCGAGAAGTGGGCAGGGCTGACGGATGCGGAGATTATGGAATGCACAGTGTTTAAACGGTTTGAGTATGACCCGCCATACACCGACAAAGACGGAGTTAAGCATGTAGGCAGCATGGAGGTATCGTTACGGGCAACCTACGAGAACATCAACAACAAACTCAAGGAGAAGAACACATGACCAGACCAACTACCGCACATGAGTGGTGGCTGCAAGAGCGTGAGAACCAGCTTGACTTTGCCAAACTTCACTACGAAGTCTCTGGGAACAAATCCGCAACTATGTGGATGGCCCTATTTGCATGGGCAACACCTGACATTTGGCGTGACCCAGAGCCAACGCTAGAAGACCTAATGAAACAGGGTTTAACTAAGGTGCTCAACGGCAGAGAGATTACCTTGGGGCGCTACCCTAACCCTCCGCACCGAATTGGTTGGGTTTGGAAAGACACGGGGCTACCCGCAAACATGGAGAAGAACACTTGAAGTGCCCAACCTGTAACGAGTGGACGACAGTCGAGCAGACAAAGAACTTGGGTGGTTTTGTAGAGCGTAGACGCAGATGTGCCAACAACCACACATTCACAACCGAAGAGCGAGTAGTCCCTGACAAGAAGCGCGGACGACCCAAGAAAACCAAGGAGCAATCTAGTGGCAACCCCTGAGTCAAAAGTAAAAGAGAAGATAAAGAAGATTCTGAAAGAACACGGCGCGTACTACGCTATGCCTATGGGCACGGGGTACGGCAGTAGTGGAGTGCCTGACTTCCTGTGCTGTGTGAACGGATACTTTGTGGGCATCGAAGCCAAGGCAGGTAAGAACGTACCGACAGCGTTGCAAGAGAAGAACATGCGAGACATAAACACCGCAGGGGGCTACTCCTGTGTCATCAACGAAAACAACCTTGACTACTTAGAAAAAGTCATAGCCGAATGTAAGGAGAGAACAAAATGAGCGAATTAAACGAAGGCGTAAAAATTATCTTGGCCCGTATGGAGACCAACCCCGAAGATTTCTTTACGGTGCATAAAGAATACAACCCGTGGCGCTGGATTTTTGACGAGAATGTGCGTGAGGTTATGACCGAGTCTGAGAAGGCCGCTCTCTACGAAGGCATAAAGAAGGTTCGCCGCTTGATGATTACTCATAGGGCGATAGAGACAGTGATGCCAAAAGAAACTGTAACCGAAAGCGAAACGCAAAACTGGGGTTCTTCACCGATGCTGGGTCAACAACAAGCCGCTATGCAACAACAGGAACAAAAAGCTATAGCGGGGATGCAACAAGCCGCTATTCTCCAAAATCTCTACCAAAATAGCTTAAGCATTGGCAGCGGCGGTACGGGCATTTGCGCTACGGCTTCTACGGGCACGGCAGGAACTCTATCCGTGGGTGGTGAGACTCTCGACAGCGGCATGCTCAAGAAACTGAAGAACCTAATCAAATGAACATCATCACGGTGGACTTTGAGTCCTACTACTCCGCTGATCTCGGGTTCTCTAAACAGACTACTGAGGAATACGTACGCGACCCCCGCTTTGAAGTGATCGGTGTTGCTGTGCAGATCAATGACGGTGAGCCCGAGTGGTTTACGGGAACCATGATTGAGACTGCGGAGTTTTTGGGTAAATATAAATGGAGTGAGTCCCTCGCCTTAGCCCACAACGCTATGTTCGACGGGTTCATTCTGTCTGAGCACTTCCAAATCAAACCCAAAGGCTGGTTGGATACGTTGTCGATGGGCCGAGCGCTTCACGGTACGAACGTAGGCGGGAGTCTTAAAGTCTTGGCCGAGTTCTACAACATCGGTGAGAAGGGCACTGAGGTCAACGATGCGAAGGGGTTGCGCCGCACGGACTTCCCTGCACAACAGCTAGCTCAGTATGGTGAGTACTGTAAGAACGACGTCCGCTTAACGTGGGATTTGTTCAACTGCATGAGCCAAGACTTCCCGCCGACTGAGTTGCGCCTGATTGACTTGACGATCAAGATGTTCACCGAGCCGGTACTGCAACTGAACGAAGATATGCTTGAGAGGCACTTGGTTTGGGAGCAGCAGCGCAAGGCCAACATTCTGGCGAAGTACGACAAAGACGACTTGATGAGCAACCCACGGTTTGCTAAGTTGCTTGAAGCCTTTGGGGTTAGCCCACCGATGAAGAAGAGCGTCACCACAGGAAAGGAAACCTATGCCTTCTCAAAGACGGATGAGGAGTTTAAAGAACTTCTTGGGCACGAAAGTTTGGAGGTACAAGCATTGGTCGCCGCACGGCTGGGTACGAAGTCTACGATTGAGGAGAGCCGAACAGAGCGTTTTATTGGGATTGCTCGGCGAGGGCCAATGCCAGTTCCCCTGCGCTACTACGCTGCCCACACTGGGCGATGGGGCGGGGCCGACAACGTAAACCTCCAGAACCTTCCGCGCATTTCCCCGCTGAAGAAAGCAATCCTCGCACCTGCGGGGTACATGATGATCGACTCCGACTCATCGCAGATTGAAGCACGTACGCTGGCATGGTTAGCTGGCCAAGACGATTTAGTTGACGCATTCGATAGGGGTGAAGATGTCTACAAAATTATGGCGTCGGCAATTTACGGAAAAGCAGCGGCTGACATCACGAAGGATGAAAGATTCGTCGGCAAGACTACGATTCTTGGTTGCGGTTACGGCATGGGAGCGGCGAAGTTTCAGGCACAACTTAAGAATTTTGGTGTTGAAATTACGATTGAAGAAGCAAAGCGAATTATCGATACGTACAGAGATACTTACCCGAAAATTACTGCACTTTGGAAAGAGGCGAATACCGCGATTGAAGCAATTCTGAGGGGGCAGCTAACAATGTTAGGACGCGGCGGTGTTCTGAAGATCGAAGGCAAAGACGGCGTTCGCTTGCCCAACGGCCTGTACATCCGCTACCCCAACTTGCGCCAGAAAACTGACGAAGAAACAGACAGGGTCGAGGTTGTGTACGACACAAAGAAAGGCCGAGCTATCATCCCCAACCGCATCTACGGCGGGAAGCTGATCGAGAACGTGTGCCAAGCCTTGGCCCGAATTATCATTGGTGACCAGATGTTGATGATTGCAAAGAAGTACCGAGTCGTGATGACTGTGCATGATGCCATAGCCTGTATCGTGCCAACCGCCGAGGTCGCTACCGCGCAAGAATACGTTGAAATCTGCATGCGCCTTAGACCCAAGTGGGGTCTGGAGCTACCCCTTAACTGTGAATCTGGATATGGAGAATCGTATGGCGATTGTTGATTACGCACGGCCTTGCATGCTGGCCGAGAACGCGCTGAAAGCGGCGCATGACGCGATGCTGGAGAAGGACTACGAAGAGGCGATTGAACAGGGCTTCATTGCCCTTGCGGAGACAAAGCTGATGATTAACTCGATCAGAGACATGCAGGAGCGCCAAAGATGAAAGGCGCTAGCAACAAACCACTGCTGGATAGGTTCTTTGACCGTGGCGTATCTAATGACTACGGGTTGCCGACTGATTTTAAGAACAACGTACCAAAAAATGAAGTGCAGACATTTGTGCTGTCGCCCGAGGTTGCATTAAGCGCCGAGATGCTTGTGCGTTCTAAGTCTTTTAAGATGCCAACCCTCGACGAGTTGCACATGCCGTACCCGTATACGGCGATTGAGTACCCGATGACCGAAGAGATTCGTAAGCTGCGGCGCAACGGCACTGTCAACGGCACTGTTGAAATATCACGCATCGGAGCGTACATCCAAGAGGTAAGCGAAGGAATGTTCTCTTGCCTACCTTATTGGGAGTTAGTTGACGGCAGAATGCAACACAGTATTGTCATGTTTTTGTTTGGTACGGACTGGCCGACCACGTTAAAAATATCACTCAGTGTTAACGTCAATGGGGACGGCGCTGTTGATGCCAACCTCATGCCATGCCAATCGCTCATCATGGCCTCGCAGGAAGCAAAAGTTCCACCCGAACATTTGTGGCAGATATTACAGACGCCTGAAGCACGCCAGCACATCAGAGAAGCCGCCACAGAAATTCCGTGCCTTATGTTTGCCTCCTATCTCTTGCTTAGCTGCAAAAGCGGAGTAGGTCGGACTAAAGTTCCCGCACGAGTACCACCCAAAGGCATGAAGCTTGGCGGTAGAAAACAGAAGGCGTATTCTGCAAGCTCGTACACATTGTTGCATTTAAAAGAAATTGAGACCGTCACCACTGAGGGTGTCGTCAGTCGCCGCTCAGACATTTCAGCGCATTACGTACGGGGCCACTTTAAACAGCGCAGGAGCGGTGTCTATTGGTGGAATTCATTTGTGCGCGGTAACGGGGAACCCCGTAAACGCGAAGCCTACTTAGTAGAAGAAACAGCATGAACAAGATTTTTAAAGGAGAAAGTATGCAAGTAGATGAAACACTCGGAGCCGCAATCTTAAGAGCGGCGTCTATGCTGGGTAACGGCAACGCCTCAACTCCTATGGGAGCGATAGAAGCGCACGGGATGAAATCGTTTGAGGGTGCGCAGGGCATAAGTAATTCTTTAGACGAAGTTGCGCACTCTCTCAACGGTATCGCCGACGCAATCATTTACCTAGCGGATGCGATCAAGGAAAAAAATGCAGCCGATTAAATGGTCTTTCAGTAGCCTGAAGACGTTCCAACAGTGCCCGAAGAAGTACTACCACACCAAGGTAGCCAAGGACATCAAGGAGTCAGACACTACGGCTACGCTGTACGGCAAGTCGGCGCATACAGTTGCGGAAGAATACATGAGCAACAAAGCTCCGATCCCTCCCGCGTTTGAATATCTTAAGGATACGCTGGATGCTCTAGCTTCCATTCCCGGGATCAAACTTTGTGAAGAACAACTTGGCTTGACCAAAGACCTTGAGCCATGCGCGTTTGACGCACCTGAAGCGTGGTGGCGTGGCATCGCCGACTTGGTTGTGCTGGACGAGGACAAAGAGCTAGCGTGGTCAGTGGACTACAAGACTAGCAAGAACGCTCGCTATGCTGACGTAAAGCAGCTTGATTTGGTGGCCACGGCCATCTTCAAGAAGTACCCCAAGATCAAGAAGATCAAGTCGGCCCTGCTATTCGTGGTGAGCAAAGAGTTCGTAAAGGCTACGCACCATGCCGAGATGGTAGCCAAGTACATGGAAGCGCCTAGCCGAGATGTTGCACGAATCGAGGCGGCGTTAGAAAATGGGGTGTGGAATCCAGTGAGCGGCCCTCTCTGCCGATTCTGCGCAGTGAAGCAGTGTGAGTACAACAGGAGTTAAAGATGGAAGAAGTTAAAGCGTACAAAACGTCCGACGGAAAAATCTTTCCGTACATGGAGCAAGCCCAAGACCACGAGGATTCGTTGAAGTGGATTGGCAAGATAAATCAGTTCATTGAGTCAACCTACTGCCCGTACACATCGGGCGCACAAAATTCCATGATGGTCAAAACAGTCGTCGCATGGGAAAAATTTAAAACAGGGAGCTAAAAATGCCATACGTGAACAAACCCCGTCCCTATAAAAAAGAGTACGCCCAACAAGTTGAGCGAGGCGAATTGCCTGACCGCATGGAGCGCCAACGTGCTCGTAACGAGATGGACAAAAAAGGTATTGACCGCACAGGCAAAGACATTGACCACGCCGTGCCATTGAGCAAGGGCGGCACTAACGCGCCGAGCAACTTGAAGCTGAAGTCTCCGAGCGCCAACCGTTCGTTCAGCCGCAACTCTGACCACACAGTCAAAGTCAACAAGCCCAAGAAAAAATGACAGACGAAGGCATTTGGCTTTTGGTGTTCGGCAGAAAGTGGGTGTCGCTTGAAGCTATAGAGCTAGAAAAACTCGACCCTGTCTTTACCAACCTTGCCAAAGCTAAAAAGTTAGAAATAAACAAAAATTTTGAGTGCGTTAGATTGAAAGAGCAACAATGAGTTTAGAAAATTACGAGTGGCCGCGCCCTTACGGGTTTGAGCCATTCAACCATCAGAAGGTAACGGCCCAGTTCTTAACAACCAACCGCAAGGCGTTCTGCTTCAACGAGCAGGGGACAGGCAAGACAGCTTCAGTCATCTGGGCGGTCGATTATTTGATACAGCGCGGGATTGTGAGACGAGTGCTTGTCATCTGCCCGTTGTCGATAATGAAGTCAGCATGGCAGCAGGACCTATTTAAATTTGCTATCCATCGCACGGTATCGATAGCCCACGGCAGTGCCAACAAGCGCAAAGAAATCATCAACGCTGGCGCTGAGTTTGTCATCATCAACTTTGACGGCGTGGATATCGTGAAGAACGAAATCATCAATGGTGGGTTCGACCTCATCGTTGTGGACGAAGCCTCGGCCTACAAGAACGCACAGACGACCCGCTGGAAAACACTGCGCGACATTAACAAAGTTGTGAAGGGCTTGTGGATGCTGACGGGTACGCCAGCAGCGCAGTCTCCAATGGATGCGTATGGCTTGGCTAAGCTGATTAACCCCAAGGGCGTGCCGATGTTCCACGGCCAGTACCGCGACTTGGTGATGCAACAGCTAACCAAGTTCAAGTGGATTCCGAAGCCGACAGCCAAGCACACAGTACACAGCATCTTGCAACCGGCAATTCGTTTCGAGAAGAAGGACTGCATTGACTTGCCGTCTCTGACCTACATTGATCGTGACGCCCCCCTGACCCCGCAGCAAACCAAGTACTACAACATTCTCAAGAAGGAGATGCTGTTAGAGGCAGCAGGCGAAGAAGTCTCCGCTGTGAACGCTGCGACCAAGATGAGCAAGCTGCTTCAGATTTCCTGTGGCTCGGTCTACACCGACACCCATGAGGTGCTGGAGTTTGATGTGTCCAACCGCATGAACGTGGTGCAGGAAGTCATTGACGAGAGCAGCAACAAGGTGCTGGTGTTTGTTCCGTTCACGCACACCATCGAGATGCTCAAGAACCACCTGATTAAGAACGGCATAACGTGTGAAGTGATTAACGGAGCCGTGTCTGTGAACCGCCGCTCGGACATCGTGAAGAACTTCCAAGAGCAGCCGACCATCAAAGTGCTTATCATCCAACCGCAAGCTGCGTCACACGGGCTTACCCTTACAGCAGCCGACACAATCATTTGGTACGCTCCCTGTACCAGCGTGGAGACCTACCTCCAAGCCAACGCACGTATTGACCGCCCCGGTCAGGTCAACCCAATGACCATCGTGCATATCTGTGGGAGCCAAACCGAGCGCCGAGTCTACTCGATGCTTCGGGGGAACGTGACCAACCACCAACAAATCATCGATTTGTACCGACAAGAAATTTCTTCAGAAGCTATTGACAATGTCTAAAGATGTGTTATAGTCGGGTTTCTTTCAACCAAAGGAGTGTTAGATGAGTGAAGAGAACGAAGGGGCCGAACGGCCAGACCTAGATCAGCTTACTGCTGTCTACCTGAAGATTCGAGACAAACGCGCCGAGAACAAACGTGAGTTTGAGAACGTCGATAAAGACCTCGAAGCACAGCAGCAGATGCTGGCCGAGCAGATGCTCGATACCTGCAAAGAGATGGGTGCTGACAGCATCCGTACCCCACACGGAACGATCATTCGTTCAGTCAAGTCGAAATACTGGACTGGCGACTGGGACTCCATGTACTCTTTCATCAAGGAACACAGTGCATTTGGCTTGCTTGAGAAGCGCTTGCACCAAACCAACATGAAAGATTTCCTAGCCGAAAATCCCAACGTCATGCCTATGGGCTTGAACATTGAGAACGAATACACAGTCGTCGTCCGACGCGCAAAATCTTAAACGGAGAATTGAAAAATGAGCAACATTGCACTTTTGAACCAAGACCTGCCTGACTTCCTGCAAACTGCTGGCGTCAGTGATTTAACCAAAGCCCTTGCTGGCAAGAGCGGCATCAAACGCATCGTGCCTAAGAACGGTATCTTCCGCAAGATGGTCGGCGGCGAAGAGATGGGTAAAGTTAAAGGCGACCTTGAAGTTGTCATCGTGAGCGCATCGCCTAAAGTCGGTCGTATCTTTTATCTAAAGCCGTGGACTCCAGACGCTGAGCCGAGCGCCCCAGATTGCTTCTCTAATGACGGCGTAGCGCCTGACGCTGGTTCTGTTTCTCCGCAAGCTAGCCGCTGCGACACCTGCGGTCAGAACATTAAAGGTTCGGGCCAAGGCACTTCTAAGGCTTGTCGCTACTCACGCCGTATTGCTGTGAACTTGGTGGAAGACTTTGGTACTTCCTTGGAAGGCGAGGTCTATCAACTGAACTTAGCCTCGAAGTCCTTGTTCGGTGACGGCACTGCCGACAACACCCACACCTTTGAGAACTACACCAAGTACTTGGCCAACAACGGCAAGAGCTTGGACTACGTTGTTACCACGTTGAGCTTTAACGAGAACAACGACAATCAGTCCATCTTGTTTACACCTGCTCGGTTCATCAACAAAGACCAGTACGCGGTGACAAGCGAAGTTGCCAAGAAACCAGAAGTGCAGAAGATGGTCACCATGACTCCGTACCAAGCGGATATGGCTGGCCGTGCTCCTGCTCTGGCCGCTCCTGTTCCGAAAGCTGCTGCCGCAGCGGTTGCCGAGCCGGTCAAACGAGAAAGCACTAAAGCTGCTACACCTACCTCCACTGTGAAGAAGGGTCTGGATGACGTGGTTAAGGCTTGGTCTGACGAGGAGTAAGCGATGAGCTACGGATACAGCTTCCAACTCGTTGAAGCCAATAAATCGGCAGACGATGAGTCGTGGGGCGTTGTCCTTGGGCGTACTTGCATAAAACTCAACATTCCTGTGAGCGAGATAGCTGGGAAACTTGACGTGAGTCGAGCCACTATCTACAACTGGTTCTGGGGGACAACCTCCCCCAGCCGCGCTCACTGCGAAAAAATTGAGCGTTTGCTTCCGCGCCTCAAGGCGAAAAAATAATCCGTGCGCGCACGGGGGCTTCGGCCCCCTGCGTAGCCGTCCCTAAAAGAAAAGATATGTCTAACTTTGACCTTCTCGACACTGTACTGCCAGCCGCTGGCCGGTACTCTGTGCTTGGGCTTGGGAAATACGCAGACCAGAAGTTTTTTGATACGAGGGAAGAGGTAGAGGCACAGGCTAAGAAGCTGGTGAACAACGGATTTGATGTGTATTTTGGGTGCGCTAAGTACGGCCCCTTGAACAAACGCACAGCAGATAACGCCATACATTTCCGCGCACTGTGGATGGACATTGACTGCGGCCCGACCAAGGGCGTACCTGATGAGAAGGGCATTATCAAAGGGTATCTCACGCAGCAAATCGGCTTGGATGAGCTAAAGAAGTTCTGCATAGCCGCAGGTATGCCCCGCCCGATCATGGTCAGTTCAGGTTACGGCGTACACGCCTACTGGCTGATTGACGAAACTATTGAGCGCCGCGACTGGCTCCCCCTTGCAAACCGCCTACGTGAACTGTGTGTTGAGCACGGTCTCATTGTGGATTCTTCCGTATTTGAAGCAGCACGAGTACTGCGTATCCCCGGCACGTTGAATTTTAAGCAAGCCGAACCGATGGAAGTCACAGTTCTCAACGAGAACACACAGACTCTGACGTACACCCAATGGAAAGAACTGCTCGGCGCTGCCGAACCCATTGACGACAAACCTGATTTTTTACCGTCCATCAGCCCAATGATGGAAGCCTTGATGCAGAACAAGGTCAAGCGGTTTAAGACCATTATGATGAAAGCGGAGAACGGCTGCGCCCAGCTTAACTACTGCTTTCAAAACCAAGATTCGATTGAGGAACCGTTGTGGCGCTCGGCCCTGTCTATTGCTGCGTTCTGCGTGGACAAAGACAAAGCCGCGCACATGATGTCGAGTCAGTACCCCGGGTACAACCCAGCGGAGGTGGACAAAAAGGTCGCCGAGTTGGTTGCAAGCGCTGGCCCCCACCACTGCCTGACATTCGAGAAGATCAACCCAACTGGCTGCGTAGGTTGCCCCCACAAAGGCAGGATTAAATCCCCAATTGTTTTGGGCATGGAGATAGCCCAAGCTGAAGTTGAGGACGGCGAGTACGTAGTGGAGGCTGAAATACCGGAAGTTGAAAACGAAACCCCGGCGAAAGAGCACTACCGTATTCCAGAGTATCCATTCCCTTTCTTTCGGGCTAAGGGGGGCGGCATCTGGCGCAAGGGGGTAACCGACGAAGACGAATCCGTGCTGGTGTACGAGCACGACTTGTATGTGGTTAAGCGCATGACCGACCCTGAAGCGGGTGAAGTTGCGTTGTTCCGGCTGCACTTGCCGCACGATGGGGTAAAGGAGTTCTCTATCCCAGCTACGTCAATTTCGGCGAAAGATGAGTTACGCAAACAGCTATCGCATCACGGTGTGATGGCCACGCAAAAGCAACATGAGCTACTGGCGATCTTCGTCGTGGCGTCCATGAAAAATTTACAGTACGTAAGAAAGGCAGAAGTTATGAGAACACAATTTGGATGGGTAGACAACGACAGCAAGTTCATTGTCGGCGACCGAGAGATTACAAAAGACGGGGTGTTTTACAGCCCACCATCGGCTGCCACGCGAAGTTTCGCCGAGAAGCTCGTGACCAAAGGCACGTTCGAGAAGTGGAAAGAGGTGTTCAATATGTACGGACGTCCCGGCCTTGAGCCCCATGCGTTCGCTGCACTTACGGCGTTTGGCTCGCCATTGTTGAAGTTCACTGGTTTGAGCGGCGCGATTATCAACGTCATCCACAAGACGTCAGGTTCAGGCAAATCGACAGCGTTGTTCATGTGCAATAGCGTATGGGGGCACCCCAAAGACCTGTCGTCCATGTGGAAGGACACACTCAATGCCAAGATGATGCGCCTCGGTGTGATGAACAACCTGCCCAATACCATCGACGAGATTACGAACACCACCCCGATGGAGTTCTCTGACTTGGCCTACAGCATATCTCAGGGTAGGGGCAAAGACCGAGCCAAGTCCCAGACCAATGAACTTCGCGCCAACCATACCAAGTGGAACAACATGACTCTGGCTTCATCGAACGCCAGCTTTTACGAAAAACTCGGTGCGGCAAAGAACTCCCCAGACGGCGAGTCCATGCGTTTGCTGGAGTACAAGATTTCGCCGAGTACGATCATCAGCGTTGAAGAAGGCAAGCAGATGTTTGACCATCAAATGTTTGAGAACTACGGCCATGCCGGTGACATTTATGCCCAGTGGCTCGTGAACAACTTGGAAGAGGCGGTCAGTCTGGTTCGTAGTATCCAAGCCCGAATCGACAAAGAAGTCCAGTTCACCGCACGGGAGCGCTTCTGGTCGGCGGCTGCGGCTATCAACATAGCTGGTGGTTTGATTGCCAAAGAACTTGGCTTGCACGACTACGACATGAAGGCAATTTACAAGTGGATGGTTGGCATGCTGGCCGAGATGCGCGACGAAGTAGCCCCACCTGCATCAGACCCCAAAGTCATGCTCGGCGAGTTTATGAACGCCCACGTCCACAACATGTTGATCGTGAATGGTACGGTTGACGCACGGACAAAGATGGAATCCCTGCCGACTTCCGAGCCCAAAGGTGAGTTGCTGCTGCGCTACGAGCCGGATACCGGCCACCTGTTTATTGCTGCCAAGGCGTTCAAAGACTACTGCGTAAAGTTACAAATCCACTACAAAGACGCACTCAAGCAGCTTAAAGATGAGGGCGCGTTCATCGACGCAATCAACAAGCGCATGTCAAAGGGCATGAAGATGGTTTCCCCAGCCGTCCGTGCCCTGCACTTCGACGCCAAGAAGTTTGAAAATCTCGTGCCACTGGACACGCTGACCAATGAAGATAGAGACGGTAACTTACCGAGTTGATTGGAAAAGGTTTCGTACGGGGTACTCGATCTTCATACCCTGCATAGACCACGAGGAGGCTAGGAAAACCCTAGCCGCAGTGACGCGCCGACTGAAAATCAGCACTGTTACGAAAGTAACCATCGAAGAGGGCATCAAAGGATTGCGGGTCTGGAGAACTTGAAATACACTAACAATGTTAGTTGCTCTCCTTGATGGCTTTGCAGCCATGCTCGCCCCCGGCTTAAACACCGGGGGCTTTTTTATTTCTGGGCTTCGCGTTCCAGTTTCTTGTAGCTTGGCTCCAGCAAGTCCATGACCTGTGGATAGTACTTCTTGTCAATCGGGAACCCGCGATCAGACATCAGCCTACGCTCTATGCGTTTCTTCAAAGACTCATTGATCTGAGCGCTTGTGATTGGGTCCCAATAGTTCTTGTCGTTGTACTTGATGATTTTGTCAATAGACTTTTCAACGTCGTTGTCAGAACCCTTGGTGATCTCCAAGTCCAACCTAGCCAACGCGCTGGAGCGATCACGCTTAGCTTCCAGAATCAACCCTTGGATTTTGAAGATAGCCTCTCGGCGAGCTTGGAGCCCGTCAGTAGCAAAGCCAGCCCCCTGCGCCAGAATCTGACCTATGGTGAACTCTTCCGCGTCTTTGATAGATGCACCGGTTGTAGTCTGCGCACCTTCTTGAGAATACCGATACGCAGTCAGTGGCGCACGGAACAGGGCCGGGGCCAGTTGCTCCATACCTTGAAGAATCTTTCCTTGATTGAAAAAGTCAATAGCCCGACCAGTCTGCTTGACAAGGGAAACACCCGGACCTCCCAAAGAAAGCAAGTAGTCCATCATCTCAGCTTGGGCAGTGGCTTGGTCTTTTACTTCGGGGAACCACATGTTGTTCATGGACATGCTGCTGCTGATGTCGTAGCCAGTCAAACCAGCAATCAAACCTTTATCAAGGAACTCATCAAGCGTATAGCCGCCAATCTTTACGTTGCCGAATGTCTGTGGGAGCCAAATGTTGCGGAACCAGAACTCAAAGTCTCGGCCTTCAAGCGGGTCATCCTCATCGTCACCGCTCATTTTGTTAAGCGCGTTCAGAGCACCTTGGATGACACCCATAGCCATACTGATACCGGGTATGCCGACATACCCAGCAAGCGCGTACGACATGCCGAGCGAACCCAAGAATTGAATTTTGGCTTGCTTGCGCTCTTCAGGAGTCAAACCCTTGAACATGTTGTACGCATTGCGTATGAAGTACGTGGTAACAAACGCAGGGAACATCTTGAACTGCAAGATGGCGCGACCAATTGGGCTGTCGGCGCTGAGTCCTACCTCCCCCGCTTTATTTGCTGCAAGACCCCGAGGTCTTTCAGACGCATGGTAGTTACCTAACGCCTCGTGAGATTCAGCGGCGGCGGCGCTCAAAGCTGCTTCGTGCGTCAACCCTTTGTCGCGGTTCAGCCGATACGAAGTCATAAAAGTCACTTCACGAAGCATCCGTTCGGCGTGGTGAAACAGCGCAGTCATTGCGTCAGACGTAGCCTTACGCCCCCTTGCAAAAGCACTACGCGCCTCTGCGGTTGGTACGTTGCGGCGGTTGCCCAAATCAAAGGCCATCGTGGTGTCGCTGATACCGGTGTCTCGCATGTACTGAGCGGCTAATTTTTCATCTGCGGTCAGCCCTTTAAGGTTCTCCATACTAGGCATGGTATAGCTAGTAGACCCGTCGGGATTGGTCTTGGTTACGCCGAGTCCGTTAAATACATTCAAGGTCGAAGCAAGAGCGGCGGCAGTTTTAGCCACACCATGATGAGACGCAAGTACTGGGGCTACGAACACAGGCACAGCAGTAAGCTGGGCCACCATAGTCTTGATGGAAGTCATCATCCACAAGAAGGCCGCAGTAGTAACAAACCTTGAGGCTTCGTAACCGATTGAGTCCTCGGCGGTTGGGCGAATCTGTTTCTCTGCACGCATAGTCATTTCAGCAACGAAGTCGCCCAATCTAGCTTTGTTTGGGTTCCCTTCTAAGGAAGCTGAAGCGCTCTCAAGGTTGCGCATGATCTCAGGGCCGTACTTGATACGCGCAATCTGATTTGCCATGTTCGTGCCGGTGGTCACAAGGTTACGGTTAATGTCCCCTGAAAAACCAGCAATGCCTTGACGAGTCAAGAACTGCCGACGGAAGTTGCGGTCTGGAAGAGTCTGCAAGTACATCTGATAGATGTCATCCTTGAGCTTGTCGGCGTCAAGTGTGTTGCCTTGCTTGCTAGAGTCGATGTTATTAAATATTTCCTTCAGCATTTCACTGGCGGCTACATCTTTTTTACGTGCGTTAGACAGGCTATTGCCCTCGTCAATATCCCCACCCTGCATCATCTCGTCTTTAGTGCGTGTGTTGCCGGTTTCAGCGTTCAGTTGCTTTACGCGCTCTTTAACAAAACGATCACGGTCTATCTGCTTTTCAAACATGTGGAACTCACGAGTTTGCCCTTTGCCCACGCGAACCCAGAACTGCCCATAGCGCATGAGGGGGAAGTACGGATAGCGCTTCTTGCCGTCCTCGTACATCTGCTTGATAGACGCAATTAGCTTGCCTTTTGGTGACTTAGGGTCGCTAGCGCTACCGGGCAGGTCGGACGCATCAATCTGCTCTTGGAGAACTTCGTGGTATGCCTTGTGGTTGTCTTCGTAGTACTGACGGACTTTGTTGTACAACGCTTTGTTTTCTGGAAGCAGTCGGCTCCACAGTTCAACCAGCCCTTTGTTTGAGGTATCTGTGTTTGGGTCTTTCGACACAAGGGTCGAGTAGTGCATTACATCGGCAAGTGCTTTGTACTGTTTAGCGTTTTTGGCCCCTAGCTTTCGCAAGTCTTCAGCAATCTCAAACAGATCGTTGTTAGCCTTGTTACGCATGGCGTTCATCTTCTCGATGTTTGCCCACGCTGTGTTCATGCCTTTAACACCTAACTTGCCTGCCCAACGTACAAGAGCCCCTGTTTGTAACGCCGGAAGCAGTTGCTGCATTACCGCGTCTTTGAGTTGAACTTTGCCTTGCGTAAGCGCTTCAAGAAATTCCTCCATGCTACGCATGCGTATCAACTGCTCAATCAAACCACTAGGCTTGATGTCGTCACGGAAATTACCCTTACCTAATTTTTCGGCGACTTTATCAACTTTTTTACGAGTCTGTTTGGCCGAGGCAAAGACTTGTTCGTAGCTCTCCCCGCGTTCGACTCGTTCCAGCTTGCGCATGGTGGGTGTTTTCTGCGCGGACAAAATCTTGTCGGTAATCAAAACCAAGTCGGTCATGGCGCTGAAGTCTTTTTCGCCGACCCCAAAGAACTCCATGATGGCGCGAACAAAGCGATTGAACGCCGAGCCCTTAGCTTGCGTAGCATCCACAGCCATCAAGAACTCTTGCATTACGGGCTCGGTCATGCCGTAGGCCAAGAACTCCTGATGCAGTTCAAAAATCTTGAAGTATGGGTTGCCGTTCTCGTCTATATCGAGTGTGGACTCCACCAACGCACGAAGATCATCGGGCACTTTACCCGCTGCATCCATAGCTTCGTACGCATCACTTGCGTTCATCATCACACGGGTAAACGCTCGCGTAGCCCTAGTCAGCAGCGCATCACTAGAGAAACCATTAGCAATAGCCGTCAGACCCAAAGACAGCTTCTGGTTTGTAGCAGCGTGCAGCAACTCGTGCAGCACCGTAATATTATTGACGCCTTGGTCAACCCCAAAGCTAGCCCCGCGCACATAGACCCTGCGAGTTTTAGCAGGTAGGTCTTCAATGAACAACCCCCGTGCGGCGTTCCAGTCGTTTATGTTTCGCTGCAACTGCTCAGGTATGGGGTCGCCTTTTTCAACAACGATAAACTCTACGTCTTTAACAAAGTTGCGCAGACGCTGGGCAATAAACTTCTGGAATGCGTTGCCGGTTTTTATGACTCGTGCAAGAGCTTGCACCCCGTTGGTGGCTTTGGAGAATCCTTCATCTGGCCGACCAGCTTTGCCGGTCTTTTCCGAGCGAGATACTTTGCTCTTCTCGTACGCTATACC